CAGGAATCGTTCTCTCGCCAGCTTACGAAGCTCCTGGGGCGTGGGCTTGATCGGTTTGGCGTCTGCGGTGTTAGGCATGTGGTGTAGAGCACTCCGCCGAAACATTGTGCATGACCTGCCGCTCTTCGATGTGCTTCACGCGGATCGCCAAGAGCAGAGCGTCGAAGGCTCCCGGCGTTTCGATGATCTTTTTAATCGCCGTGTGGTAGGTGGTTGTAACGCAATACTTGGACCATCCTGTGCGCTGCGCGATTACCCTGAGCGGCATGATCTTTCCGCTGGTGTGCTGCTCGTAAGGCTTCGCTCCGCGCTTGCCCACTCAATAGTCCTCGTTCTCCCACTCGACCAGCCACTTCTTTTCGCAGCTTGACGCCCACAGCAGCAAGGCTCCGAGCGCTGCCGCCAGAACAAACAGGCTACTCTTCCGAATTGTCATCGTCTTCCTCGTCGTCAATCTCGCCTGCTTCGTTGAACCCGAACGCCTCGTTGAGATCGTCGTTGTCTGTAGACACGATGTCCTCAGGGTCCACGTCCTCGATATTCACATCGTCGCTGCCAGGCTCATCGGATATGCTTGGCATCTTGTGCTCACTCATCTTCCGGCTCCATTCCGTAAGTTACCCGCAGCTTGTGCATGAAGTCGGCAGGATCAACCGTCTTCAGCTTCTCTTCGCCCTTCGAGTTGATCCACTTAACCTTTCCGGGCTTCAGACGCTTCTCGTGAACGCGCCACGGATCGAAGGCCGCAGGATCAATGTACGTATTAGCCGCCGCTCCTGGTGTGTCTACAAGAATCTTTCCACACTCCTTGAACACGCTCTGCATATTGTCGTACCACATTTGCAGCGTGCGGGGCGCGTCCAGAGTACCCTTGGTTTCTTTGGTGCCCACCATCTTTACAGCCTGCGCTTTGGCACGCAACTTGCGCACGTCGTGCAGCTTATATTTGCCGAGTGTGTGATCGCCGATCTTGACGGTGTCTGTCCAAGTTCTTATTTTTGCATCCGATGTATCGGCGAATATCTTTTTGTTGTCGTTCTTGTCGCCTTTGCCTTTGCGACGAATGAGTTCGTCAGCCAGCTTAGTGTCCTTCACTTTCAGATCGATGTCGGAGCCCTTCTTGCCTTTGGTCACAATGTACACGCCGTCCTTGCGCTGCACGATGTGCTTGCCCAGCAACCCTGTGGCTCCATACGTCATCTCGCCGGCGCCCGTAATCTCGCCGGTCTTGCGATTCAGCTTGCCAACCTGCTCGTGCTCATCGCCGCTGCGCAGCGCTAAATCCCAAATCAGTTTGTAGGCCCAGGCAGAAGGATCGACGGGCTTTTCGCTGATGGCCTTTCGCACAGCAGCGTTAACCAAGGCTTCATCGGTATTCAGCTCGCGTGCACGCTTGGTGTCGATGAATTTGCCTTGGCGCGTGTACTTCGTGGTGTACTTGTACTGGCGTCCTTTGCCGTGAAGTGGCTGATAGCTGCCGATGAAGGCGCTGTCAGGGTTGGTGCAGAGCACAATGTTCTTGGCTCCTGGAGGAATAACAAGGCAGTGTGCGGGCCACTCGTTGCGGTCTTTGGGCGCGCGTACCTTGTAGCGTGCTTGGCCCTTGTCCCAGTCATAGCCTCGTGCCTTATCTATTGCTGCTTCGGAATCGTATTCCTCTTGAGAAGCGTATCCGATCTCTTTTACGTGATTCTGCAAATACTCTATATTCTTCACGCTCTGCGCAGGGGTGATGGTGACTTTGGGCGCACGCTGCGAGGGCGGTGTTGGAGTGGCTTTACCCGATCCGCCGCCCCCCGCTTTGAAACTGCCTGGAGTGGACTCAGGCGTTGACTTGCCGCGAGGCGGTAGTTTCTGCGCGGCGTCCTCTGTGGATGCATCTTCTTCGCGAAATCGCGCATCCAGCGTAATGTACGACCCCGCGCAAGGCTCGTCTTGTGAAGAGTGCGCCAGCCAATACTTCAGCTCGTCGATGGTGAGCACCGTGACGTTCATAACCCGCTCGGGATTTCCGTCACCGTCGTCATAAGCGAGAAGGTAGGACTCGATCGCCGCGCCGGCCGTGGGATAGCCAAGCATGAGCTTGTGCTCGTCGAAGAGCCCGGTGCGCAAATCTCGCTGGTCGATGACGTAAGCGTTCAGCGCACCGGCGTCCCGTCCGATGAAGCAGTCGATGGCATCTCCATCAGCTCCTTCGTGTCTGCGAATGTACCCATAGTCGTCGGGCATCAAGGACTCCCAGCCGATGCCGCGGCGAATGGTGCCCGCCTTGTTCTCCACAACCACGTGCAGATCGTGCAGCCGCAAAAGCTCGGCGACTGTCGAAGCAGAGTCCTTCGATCCCCCACCTCCAGCTTTACCGCCCGGTGGTTGTTTCGCTCCTGGCGCAACACCTTGACCAGCCTCGGCAGTCTCGACGTTTGCGGGTTGCGGAGGGCCTTCTTCCTCTGCTTCCTTTATTTCGTCATCGGTGATGTTGGACCAGTAGCCGGTAATGTCGGAACTCTGCTTCAACTCCTTGAGCGCGAGGTCTGGCTTAATGACGCCCTGCTCCCGCGCCTGCGAAACGAATGTGGTGACGGTGCTGGCGATCTGCGACTTCTCCACATCGGTGAGCTGCCACAGAGGCGTGAAGTCGATGGCGAACCCATCAGGCACCTCGATACCCTCGCTCTGCGCGATGCACCGATAGATGATCGTCACGGGAATCTTGAGCTTGGTCTTCTGCTCTTTGTTCACCGAGTCGTACCAGTTGCGCAGATCGGTGTCGCCCGTGGAGAACCCGGCCGGCGACATGCCAAGCATTCTCACCAGCGGCATCGGAGGGTCCATCGCGCCGGCCAACTGCTCGCCGATGGACATGAGCACTTCGCGAAGGCCGGCAAAGTTCTGCGCGCCGCCCTCGACGAAATCATCTTCGAGGTCGAGCAGCGTGAGGCCCTCGATGGACTGGAAGCGCGCCATCATCTGCATGTACTGCACCACGCCGTCCATCTGATTGCCGCCTGCCGCGATGTTCTCGCGCAGATCCTTCATCTTTACCGTGCGGAGGTACGCTTTGTAGACGAGCTGCGCCATGCCTTGCGTCGCCGAGTCGTAGGCAATCATGCGGTCGTAGATGCGCTCCAGAATGGAGATGCTCCACAGATTCTCGGTCATACGCTGCTGAAATGGGAGCTTGATGCCCTTGCCGCGGATAGCGCGCGTGTGATGGATGCGCTCGCCGATAAGCGCCGGGGAGTTCGCGTTCACCGTGTAGAACTTTGGCATCCCCAGGTCTGGGCCGAACTCCGTGACCAGATCGCCCAGCGATGGCTCGACCATCCACCGATCGAGCACGCACAGACCCTTGAACATATCCTTGCCGATGGTTTCGAGACGAATAGGCGTGCTCATCTTCTGCCCATCGACGAGCAGCACTGCGATGCTGCCTCCGTACAATCTGGTCCATGCTATGTTGTCGCGAAGAGAAGGCCACACGCACAACTCGGTGGCGCGCTCTTCGATCTGTGTGATTTGGTCCGGCTTCAGGGTGCTGTTGATTTTAACGCCGCCCTTGGTCATATCGTCGGCGACCGCGTCCACCGCTACTCCGCCCAGCCACGAGCCGCGGTGAATCCACTCCAGCATCATTCGGATGCGAGTGATGGGATTGAAGCCGTAGGTAGAGTAGGAGGTTAGATTGTCGGTGCCGACTCCCATGCGGGCCGCGAAGTTTTGAAAGCTGTCCTTCGTAATGGTCTTGCGGGCTTCCTTCTCTTCGCGCTTGGTGTCGCGGACCAGGCCGCGAATGCTGACTTTGTCGGCCATCTTCAACCTCAGAAACAGTATACGCTGAAATACTTAGTTCGCAACTACTTGTGCCCCGCAAACCGCGCCCACACCTTGTCGGCGCCGCGACGGTGGATGAGGCCGTCGAGCGCGTACCGCTGAGAATCCCATCCATGATTCCAAGCATCGACGACGATTGGGAGCACCTCTTCGGTCTGCCTGTCCACCTTGTAAGAATACAACCGCGCCTCCTCTTTGAAGTGCGGACAGTTCACCGAGTGGATGTGAATGCGTGTGAACGCCTTCAGGTGTGTGATGCCGTCCTCGACAGAGCCGCCCCACTTCTCAGCGGCGGCAATGTTGCACGGCACCACGCGCTTCAAATAAGAGATCGTCTCCGGGCGCGCGGCGTCTGCCTTGATGGGCCACCTGAGAGATGTTGGCATCCTGGTGCGCATCTCCCCTGGGATAGAATCTGTTTCGAGCTTCCACTCATACATCTCGTTCTCGATCCACAGCTCTTCGTTTACGCCCGACTCGCCTGTGATGAAGCTGCGCGTCAGGCACCACGGATCGTTGGCGAAGCCGAAGTCCATTCCGTGATACCACCTGACATCCTCCGGTGGTTTGAAGAAGTCGATAACGTAGCGACCCTTGAATATCTGCGACGCGCCGTTTGTGCGGCACTCACCGCCCCATACATACGCCGCGGTTTCAGGATCGCGACGATAGTCGTAGTCCTTCTGTTTGCGGAGAATATCCGGGAAGTACGGATTGGCGGTCCAATTAACCTTGAGCGAAATACAATCAAGCTCGCGCATGTCGCTCTCGGTTATTTTCACGTAGTCTTCATACACCGGATCGTCAGCCTGGTCCGGATTGAACGTGAACCACAGCTCAGGTGGCTGCACACCGTCGCGCCCCGTGTACACTCTTCCGCTACGAATGGTGGGCACCAACAACTCCAAACTCCGCCGTGAAATGGCCGATGCTTCCTCAACCCAGCAAATATCGATGCCCTCCATGGACTTGATCTTCGTGGGGTTCGAGCGAATGCCGGAGAAGATGAATCCACCGCCGTTGATGCAGCGAATGGCTTTGTCTGTAATGATGAAGTTGCGCACCAGGCCCATATCGAAAATCTGATCGCAGAGCAAGCGGTGCACAGACTCGGTAATGGAGTTTTGCAGCTCGCGCGCGCAGAGAACGCGAAGCGGCTTTTGACACATCAACAGAACCAGGGCGCGCGCGAAGCTCCACGACTTGCCGCTTCCGCGCCCTCCGTAGGCGACCTTGTACCGCGCAGGCTGAAACAGAAACTTGAACGACGCCGGGAAGTACGCGCGTGGGTTGCCGACAACTTCGCGCTGATCTTGGTAGCGCCGCTCATCGAGCGTGGCGGACTCCAGGTCCGCAATATTAGGAGGCTTTGCCATCAGTCAATACTTTCACGGCCGTTCCCTCGATGGTCTTTGGCCGGCCGTCTCCATCCGATTCGACGAACACCAACTCTATGAGCGGAGCTTTCACACCACCACCCGCGAATGGATTGTCCGGGTCTTCGCCGAGCAGCACCTGGTCGCGCATTCCACACCACTGCTTGCTGAGCCAGATGAGCGCACCCACGTTGCCGTCCATGGCAAGGTTGAAGAGCTTCAAGCGAATACGCAAATTCCTGTCGGTGCGCGCTTCTTTTATCTTGCCGATGTAGTGCCTGGTCAAGGTATCCGTGCTCACCCCCAGCAACTGCGCGCACTCTTCGAGCGGCGTGCCGGCAATGATGAACCCCTTGAGTTTTCCGATCTCTTCTTCGGACAACTCGATGCGTGGTTGTCCCACTGTTTCCTGGTAGTGCTCGCGTCCGCGCGAATCGACTTTAATCGGAGAACGCGGCGGCTTCACCCTGGGATGCTTCTGAAGCTGCACACGGCCACCCTTGCCCGACATCGCCGCCGATGATTTCACATTGCCCCCACGTGTGCTATTTTACTCAATAGGCATGGGGGTTTCAGAGCCTTGACTATTGTTAAGGTATTTGTTATCATTAAGATAGCCATGCTCTTGAGGTAAACATGACAAGAACCCGTGAATCCAGCGCCAAGATTTTCACTATCGGGTACGTCAAGCTGCGCCCCGTGCGCCTGCTTGAGATCGCGCAACAACTTAAAGCCAAGGTCGTAGACTGCCGGTACAAACCCTACAGCCGCGTGCCTGGGTTCGACCTGCCGCTCCTGCAAGGTCTCTTCAAAACCCAGTACGAATGGCACGGTCACCATCTCGGAGGATTCGGTCACGTAACCGACGAGGGCATCGCTTTTATCCGCCGCAGCAAGCAGAACTTGATCCTGCTGTGCATGGAGGAAGCGCCCGGTGAGTGTCATCGCCATTTTGATATTTGTGCTCCTTACTTTCCCAATGCTCTGCACATCTACCGCAACGAGATCGTCAAGTGCGTCGAGTTGGGGCGCGCTTTGACTTTGAACTCGGCGTATCCGATCGAGGCTCTGCTTTCTGAATGCACAGGGCTTTGATGTCGTCACCGCTCTGATACCTGTTGTCGTCCAGGCCGGCGTCTTCGAGAAACTGCGTGCGGTCTCCCTCGTCCTTGAAGATCACCACGATGTAGAACTCGACGCCGCGCTTCTTCTGGTTGCTGTTCTGAATATCTGTGTACAGCTTTGATGCTTCCCGCACCTTCTTGGCAAGCTCTCCGAGAGTCTCCACATCCTGCCCCGTGTCGTAGTCCTCGCCCAGCAGCCTGAACAGATCGCTCCGATCGAACCCCATGCCCTCGATGTTCAAGCTCTTATCCATGACCAGCTCCGAGAGCTTGGGAAGATCCCACGCTCCCTGCGCCTGGGGATTGTTGAGCAGGATGTTGATTTCCTTTTCCTTGGCAAGCTCCACGTCGATCTGCGCAACGTGGAGCGTGTAATTCTTGGTGCCGGCCAGGCTATCGAGCTGGCTAATACGTTGATGGCCTCCGCAGATGTTCCCGGTGCGCTTGTTGTAAACAATGGGCGCCACCATGCCGTGCCGCTTAATCCCCAGCTTGAGCTTGCGCTTCTCCGCGTCGCTGATGACGCGCGGATTATACTCCGCGTTCTTTAACGCTTGGCGGTTGATCTCCACCATGGAGAACTTCTCAAGGCCCATCTCCGCCAACGTCTTCGCCGGGAGCTGCACGCTCTTCTTTGCCGCCTTTGGTTTTGCGGGTATATTTTTAGGCGACATGCTTCCACGCCTTTCTATTCACTACATTGCTGATAACTGGTCGTGCCACACCAAATTGTGCAGCCAAAATTTTTTGAAGCACACCACGCGCAGCTGCTTTACGAATCTTCCGCACCTTGATATCTGTCAGTACTGCCCAAGCATTGCGCACACCGCATGGAGGATTGCCGCGTTTGCGTTTTTGAATGTCAGCCACATTGTCAGCCTGTGTACCCAAATAGAGATGTTCTGGATTACAGCACAGACCAAAATCACACGTATGAAGCACGAACAAACCATCAGGCACAGGGCCGTGTGTAACGATCCATGCTGCAACATGCGCCCCAAGTGGTGCGTGGCCTGTGCTATTTCCGCCTGCGCTGATCGCACCGTACCTAACACTTTCACCGCAGCGTGATGTAGACGTCCAAGGCCAGCATTCATTGGGCTCCCCACGTTGGACCTTTGACCACAGTCTTTCTGCCAGTAAGCGGGGTTTCGGCCCTGTCTTGCGTCCCATAGAACTGCCTCCTCATTACCACTGCACGGATGTACGGAAAGAAGCGCTCGATCGCATCGAAGTCCTCTCTACTGTTATCCCATAGCCAAAGAAGCGCCTTTGGATCAAGATCAATTCCCGTAGCATTTCCACTACCTATTTGAGTAGGCAAAGGAATATTCCGCATCTTTAGGTATTGTAACACCGAAAACTTGTTCCACTTCGCGATGGGTTGAAATACAAACGACTGCGTGCTCGCCATGAAGCGACGACGCCACGGAGAATCGCTGGCCTTGGCTCCTGTCACCACCACGCGAGTCTTTGCGTCCGTCATGGCTATGGCGTAAATATCCGTGAGCTTGTACTCTGGAAGATCGTCATTACGCCACGTGGGATCGCAGAACACGCCGTTGCGCAGACACTTGGCAAGCGCCCAGTGCGGATACTGCACGATCTTGGTTTTTAGTCTTCGCTCCGCGTCGCGAATAGCCTGCTCCATGATGGGGAGGCCCGGAAGGAAGTACATGAAAAACGGCGTCACCGTGCGAAAGTAGCGCTTGCACAGGTCGTACACAACACGCGAGTCCTTGCCGTCCGAGTACGCAACGGAGACCGCATCGTACTTCGACGCCATCTCCTCCATCATTAAGGTTGTCTCTTGCAGGCAGTCCATAGAGCCCCTAAGAACGAAGCGCCGCAGCCAAGGGGCCAGCAGCGCTCCCGATTCTTTCAGCTACTTCAGCAGCTTAGCCGCCGCCCCCGCCGCCACCGAGCTTCGCTCCGCCACCGCGCTTCGCTCCGCCACGGCCCTTCGCGCCCTTGCCCTTGGTGACCCTCTTCACGCCGGGCTTCTTCTTTGCGGCTTTCTTGGTTGCCATATTCTTCGCTCCTCGTGGTTCGACATTGCTGCGCCGTTCCACGTAGAGAGAATAGCATGGCGCGGCCTTTTGCGTCCCGCTGTTTATGGTGCGCTCGTTTATTGCGTCTACATCCTCTCCCGCTCCTGTTTACTAAATGCACAACAGCGAAATTTTGTCAGCGTCATTGGGGATCAGGCACACACCATCGTCCATCGCCTGTATTCATGCGCCTTCCACAAGCACCCTCGAATTTTGTCAGCATCACTGGGGATGAGGCACACGCCCCATCGAATCGCCGCTGTTCATGGGGGTTTGAATGGGTTAACTAAATAGTAAAATTTCGATGGTCCGTAAAAACATGCCTTGGGTAATTACTATATACTTGCCCTTAAAAATAAAATTATATATAGTAGGATGAATATGTTTATATTATATATATTTATTTATTTTAGTGTGTTTATAGCTATATGGGTTACACGGCTTGGACGCGAAACCGCTAAATCCTTTGTGTTCATCCACTTAATTCAAACACACGCACCTTTCTGCGCTTCGCTCGCGGTGCTCATTTCCTTCATAGTGTAGAATTGAAGCATATTCGTATCGAAGACCTGCGCAGGCTTTATATATAGTTGACGTACAGAGCATCGATATGGTAGTGTTCCATTATTACTTATAGGAGGAATTTGGTGCACCCACTGAGTCAGGAAGCGCGAAACGCTCGGCGCAGAATCCCACGTCCTAAATACCGCACGGCGAAGAAACTCACACCTCAGCAGGTGTTGAACATTCGTGAGTTGTGGTCTGCTGGGCTCAAGCGTTGGACATGTAAAACTTTGGCGGAGAGGTTCAGTGTTACTCCGTCCACAGTCTCGGCGATCGTCAACCGAAGGATATGGGGGTGGATGTGAAGAAGCCTCGCGTTGTTGAAGAGCGGGCTAAGAAGCCTTGCGTGTGTAGATTCTGCGGCAAGTCGTGGAATCCGCGAATCGATAACCCTGTGCAGTGCCCTTTCTGTCATCGTTACGATTGGAGGGCAGGCGGAGACCCCGCGGCTCCCCAGCGAGCGCCCAGGCTCAACGTGAAGTACCACGAGAAGGTGGAGCTTGCACGCATGATTTCCGATGGGATCTCTGTTGAGGATGCGGCCAAAGCGCTTGGCGTTGCGGTGGCCTCGGCGAAGCGCACCCTTGCCTCGCAGGAGGCCGCCACGGAGAAAGCCGCCAAGCCTCGCAAGAAGCGTTCCTGGGAGAGCCTGCCTCCCAAC